TAGGTGAGCTACGTAAGGTTGTTGATACGTATATCCAGACACAACTCACAGAAGATACTAAAGAAGCACCCCAACAAGACGAAGAAGTAGATTGGTTTACAGACCCTGATAAGGCTGTAGATAGGGCGATTCAAAACCACCCTAAGATTAAGGAGGCTGAAGCCGTAACGCAACAGTACAAAGCAAGTGCTGCATTATCAGAGCTACAACGTAAGCACCCTGATATGCAACAAATCTTGCAGGATACTAACTTTGCGGAGTGGATTAAAGCATCCAATGTTAGGACTAAGCTGTTTGTAGCAGCAGACCAGCAGTACGATCATGAGTCCGCTGATGAGCTATTTAGCTTATGGAAAGAGCGACAGAACATTGTACAGCAGACTGCCGCTGTAGAGGAGCAATCCCGTAAACAAGCAGTTAAGGCAGCTTCTACTGGCAATGCTAGTGGTAGCACTGAATCAGCACCTAAGAAGATCTACCGACGCGCAGACATTATTAACCTTATGAGAACCGACCCTGATCGCTATGCTGCTCTACAACCAGAGATTATGAAGGCATACGCAGAAAAACGGGTCAGATAGTATATCTTAGGAGATATTTATTATGACTGATTCCACATATCCCGCAACTGGCGGGTTCGTTGACAACACTAGCGCAGCTACTTTTATTCCAGAAATCTGGAGTGACGAGATTGTTGCAGCCTACCAAAAGAACCTCGTATTGGCAAACCTTGTCAAGAAGATGTCTATGGCTGGCAAGAAGGGTGACACCATCCATGTACCTAAGCCTGTCCGTGGTGATGCTCACGCTAAAGCTGAGAACACTGCTGTAACGGTTCAGAACGCTACGGAAGGTGAAGTGCAGATCTCTATTGACAAGCACTTTGAATACTCACGTTTGATTGAAGACATTACGGACGTACAAGCTCTTAGCTCACTGCGTCAGTTCTACACGGAAGATGCTGGCTACGCTTTGGCGAAGCAAGTTGATACCGACCTGCACAGCTTGGCTACTGGCCTGGGTTCTGCTGGTACGTCTTCTACGACTTACCTGAACAACGGTGGTACGTTCTTTGTAGACGCTACTAACGGCTTGTCTACTTACACGGCTGACACGGTTGTTCCTGCTGACGTATTCACTGACGCTGGTTTCCGTGGTCTGATCCAGAAGCTGGACGATGCTGATGTACCAATGGAAAACCGTTGCTTCATCATTCCTCCTTCAGTTCGCAACACCATCATGGGTATTGATCGTTACGTAAGTTCTGACTTCGTAAACAACGGTCAAGTCACCAATGGTCAGATTGGTCAACTGTACGGCATTGACGTATTTGTTAGCACCAACTGCCCTGTTGTTGAAGCTGCTGGTGATAACTCTGCTTCTTCTGTAGACTCTCTGGGCGCTTTGCTGATCCAGAAGGATGCAATTGTAATGGCTGAACAACTGGGCGTTCGCTCTCAGACTCAGTACAAGCAAGAGTTCTTGGCTAACCTGTTTACTTCAGATACTCTGTACGGCTGCAACGTACTGCGTCCTGAGTCAGGTGTAACTTTGGTTGTTCCTAAGTAACAATCATTTAGCTGGGGGTTGCTACGGCGGCCCCTTAGCTTTATCTTTAAGGACGGTGCATTATGTGGCAAGCAATAATTGGCCCTATAGCTAACTTAGCTGGTACTTTTCTTAAAAATAAAGCTGCTGAAAAACAAGCTGTTCATGATTCTAAAATGCGTAAGATTAACGCTGACGCTGATTGGGAAACTCAACAAGCAGTAGCTTCACAGTCTTCTTGGAAAGACGAATGGTTTGCTATTATATTGAGTTTACCTTTAATTGGAGCCTTCATCCCTGATATGGTTCCCTATGTACAACAGGGGTTTGCCGTATTGTCTACTATGCCTGACTATTACAAAGCATTCTTAGGCGGCGCTATTGCTGCCAGCTTTGGCATTAAAACTATGTCTAACTGGGGCAAGTAACTGATGTCTGAAACTTCTAACTTAAAAAATGCAATAGATCTTTATCAGGACGCCTTGTTTGAGGGCGCTGATTATTCTGATATTGACGATGTTGATTTAGTAGGGGATTACTACGACGATATTTTTAGAAATACTCTAGGCGGCAGTGCTGGTGTTTTTTCAGCATATGATGTTGTGGGCGGTGAAGGCGGTATGTTTGGAGGAGGACAGCCTTCAGATAAAATACAAGTAGACAGAAACGCATACTTTTCTCAAACAAACGCTCCTCAGTATTTACAAAACTTTACAGCCCCTGCTACACAGGAGGCTACTTCCGCTGCTTTTACAAGTTTACAGAACACCTCTGATATTGCTTCTACCCTTAGTGATTACTATGGGTATGAGATAACACCTTCTGAACAAAACTTAGGAGACTTTGGAGGCAATCTTCAGTCACACTCAGGAACATCTAAAGATCGTTTAGCAGAGTTTCATTCTTTTGTTGAGCCTATATTGTCTGAGCAACTGCCTTATCTACAGACAGTAGAAGGTTTAAGTTACGAAGATGCTTTAATAGAGGCTTACAAACGTGATCCTATGTTACAGTCTCTGTATGCTAAGTATGACGTAACTCCTATAAGACAAACTGACGATGGCTCTACATATCTGTATGACCCCTTTACTTTTGGTGAGATTAGAACACTAGAAGTAAAAGATCCAACCGTAGTAGAGTCTCTTATTAAAATAGCGCCTTCTTTAGCAGTAGCCGCTGCATTAGGGCCGATAGCAGGAGGTTTAACGTCAGGTGTTTCTGGAGCAGCAGGAAGTGCGCTTACAGGCGCTTTAACAGGCGCTGGCACAGCGGCTCTTACAGGCGGAGATCCTTTAACAGCAGCTCTTACAGGGGGCTTAGGCGGCTTTGTAGATCCTATTATTACCGGGGCAGACTTAGGTACTCTTGGCACTGCTGGAGCTAGAGGACTTAGTTCTGCTGCCATTGCAGAAGCAACAGGTGGAGATCCTTTAGCAGCAGGTTTAATAGCCGCTGGTATGTCATACATAGGAGACACAGTAGCTCAGAAACGTTCTGAAGGAACTACAGTAGCTGAAGAAATAGATGTAAATCTTCCTGACGATGTTGTAGATTCTATAGAAAATAAAATAGGAGAAGCTATAGACTTTACTTCTGGTGGTGAAGTTTCTGAGATAATAGATGACTTAACTCCTACGTATGAAGTTTTAGATAAAATTATTGAGAATGTAGGGTTAGATCAGTTTAATAACATGTCTAATTTAGACATTTATGAATATCTACAAAATGCCGGAGACTCAGTAGGTTCTAATATATTAGGGATTGATCCTTCTGATTACAGCAGGGCAGTAGGTTTTTTTCAAAAAGATCCCGGACTTAGAGCAGACTTAACTTTAGAATCATCAGCTCTAACAGGAACTTCTTTTGCTCCTGATATATTTGGAGGCACAGAAACTACTGTTGTTCCTTTTGATCGTCCTACTTCTACCACTGTAAATGTAGACGTAAGTAATCTTAGAGATCCTAGATTATCTTTAGCTGAAATACAAGCAGGCGGTGGTGGAGGAGGCGCACCGGCTACAGACGTTACTGCTCCTGCCATGACAAGCACTTTTGCACCTACATCTGCTCCAGCAATGACAATGCCTTCTTTTACTCCTGCTATTGCTCCTCCTAGCACTCTGTCTTCAGGTGCGTTTACAGGAACAGCGGTGCTTCCTATTGCAGGACTAATGGCTTCCGCAGCTACAGCCCCTACGTCTTCTGTTACTACTACAGGAGGAGGAGCTACAGCACCGGCAGGGGGCCAGGTAAGTGGACAAGAAGACAGCACAGAGCCTTCAGGAGAAGGTCAAGAAGGTACTGATGCTTCCGGTACTGAAATAGACGGTGGAGGAGAAGGAGGTACCGGCGAAGGCACTGGTACTGGTGACGGTACTGGAGCAGGAACTGGAACTGGAACTGGAACTGGAACTGGTACTGGCTCTGGCTCTGGAGATGGTGCAGGAGATGGGGTCGGCTCTGGAGCTTATACACCACAAGTCTTTGAAGATTACAAGTTTAAGGGAACATACCAAGCGCCGGAATTACTAAAGTTGGCCCGCCAGTACGAAGACTATCAACCTTCTTCAGTATTACAAGGTTTATTTAGAGGATTTATATGAGTACCACATATTTGAACATAGTCAACGAGGTACTACGTAGGCTACGAGAGGATGAAGTAACTAGCGTAGCAGAGAACACTTACAGCAAGATGGTAGGTGACTTTGTTAACGACGCAAAGCAGATTGTAGAAGACTCACACCAGTGGTCTACACTACGCACAACTATTGTAGTTCCTACTGTAGCAGATACTACAGAATATAGCTTGACAAACGCTGGAGAACGTGTTAGAATATATAGTGTAATTAACGACACATCTAATTTTTTTATGCGTTATGAGTCACCTAACTGGTTTAACAATGCTTATTACATCTCTGGTGAAGTAACTGGTAGTCCTGACTCATATACCTTTAGTGGTATTGACGGCAACAGTGACACTAAAGTAAAAGTTTACCCTAAGCCATCAGGTGTATTTAACTTACGCTTTGACTTAATTGCTAGAGAAGATGAACTGTCCGCTAATACAGACACTACAGTTCTACCTAAGAACGCTATTGTACACAACGCTGTAGCTTTGTTAGCTAGAGAGCGTGGTGAAACCGGCGGCACTACAGCGCAGGATTACTTCCTGATTGCAGACAGGCACTTATCTGATGCTATTGCTTTAGATGCCTATAAGAATCCTGAAGAGTTTATCTGGACTACTCCCTAATGGCTCAACAAAGACAGAACATTTATATTGGCGCTCCGGGGTTCAAGGGACTTAACACACAAGACTCTCCTGTAACTCAAGACCCTGCTTTTGCCTCTGTAGCTGAGAATGCTGTTATTGACAAGTTTGGACGTATTGCAGCACGTAAAGGTATAAAGAATCTCACTAGCTCTGTTACGCCCTTGGGGTCTAGTGCTGGCATTGAGGCTGTATTTGAGTTCTGTGATAGAGAAGGAAATAAAACTGTATTCTCTGCTGGTAACAATAAGATATTTACAGGAACAATCATAATATCTGAAGTGCTACTTCCTGTTGGTTATACTATCACAGCAAACAACTGGAAGATTGTAAGTCTCAATAACAATGTTTACTTTTTTCAGAAAGGCCATCCAGCACTCAAGAGCGAGGCAGGTAGCACTATTTTAACATACGTGTCTGGAGATTCACCAGAAGCTAATGAAGTATTGGCTTCCTTTGGTAGACTTTGGGCAGCAGATGTAGTAGATAACTCCTACACAGTCTACTGGTCTGACTTATTAGACGGTAATGATTTTAATGGTGGGTCATCAGGCTCACTGGATATAACTACTGTATGGCCTACAGGTTATGACGAGATTGTAGCTTTAGAAGAATTCAACAACTTCTTAGTTATCTTTGGTAAGCGTAGTATCTTAATATACAACGGTGCTTCGTCTCCTTCTACCATGACTTTGGCAGACATTATTACTGGTATTGGTTGTATTGCTAGAGACAGTATACAATCCATAGGAACAGACTTGATCTTCTTGTCTGACTCTGGGTTGAGAAGTTTAGGCAGAGTTATCCAAGAAAAATCTAACCCTATTGGCAACGTGTCTAGGAATGTTAGAGACAGCTTAATGGCGGCAGTAAGCTCAGAAATAACAAGTGTCATTAAGTCTGTTTATAGTCCTGACAATTCTTTTTACTTACTGTTGCTGCCACAGTCATCACAAGTTTATGTGTTTGACACAAGAGTCCCATTAGAGGATGGTAGTTACAGAGCTACTACATGGGAGAATGTTTCTTTATTGTGCGGTGTTAGAACTGATGCTGGCTCGCTTTACTTTGGCAACTTAGAAGGTATTAACCAGTATTCTGATTTTCTTGATAATGATGCTCCATACACAATGAAGTATTTTACAAACCCTATGTCTTTTGGTGATCCTTCAAGGATTAAAATGTTAAAGGAAATATCTTTTACGGTCATAGGCGGGTCATTTAGCCAAGTAGTTGGTAAGTGGGGTTACGACTATAAAGAAGACTATAGCACACAGCCGTTTACTATAGCAAAGAATCAACAAGCTAACTATGGTATTTCTGAATATAATGTAGCTACTTCTCAATACGGTATAGTCAATGTAATTGATATTACCACTATAAAAGCTACAGGTTCAGGTAAAGTCGCTACGATAGGTATTGAAGCAACAATTGATGGAGACTCCTTGTCAATACAAGAGTTAAACACTGAAGCACTTTTAGGTAGATTAATTTAATGAGTAACTATACAAAGCTAACAAACTTTGCAGCTAAGGATAGCCTGCCTTCAGGTGACGTTGCTAAGATTGTTAAAGGCACAGAGATTGACACAGAGTTGAATAATATTGCAACTGCAATGTCAACTAAAGCGGACGTTGACGGTGGCAGTAGCGTTATCCTTGCTGAAGACACGTTTACAGGTGACGGCACTACAACAGCGTTTACATTAAATGGAGCGCCAAATACAGCTAGATTGCTGCAAGTAACCGTAGACGGACTCCTACAGGCGATCAGTTCCTACACGTTAAACGGTTTGGTAGTTACGTTTTCTGAGGCACCACCGTTAAATGCAGCTATTGAGATACGTAAGTTTATATTACACTCTACAATAGCGGGTGACATTACCGCTGTTTATTCTGGCACAGGCTTAACGGGTGGTGGCACTACAGGTGATCTGACTCTTAGCATCGCTAACGATGGAGTGGGTGCGGATCAACTGGCAAACAATGCAGTGGTCACAGACTCTATTGTTAATGATGCAGTGACGGCAGCTAAGATTGCTTCTGAGCCTGTAACGGTTGGCATAACGTCAGTAGTTACCAGTACAAGCATAACAGCTACGGTTAACACGCACGTCTACGTTGATACTGCTGGGCAAACTATCACGCTTCCCGCCTCACCAACTATAGGTCAAAGAGTCCTGATTACGGTAGGTAATTTCACCGATACGGTGGTAGGACGTAACGGGTCAAACATAATGAGCAGTGCGTCTGACTTCACAATGGATGCGGCGTATCTCTCCATACAATTCATATACACAGATGCAACTCAAGGGTGGGTAATGTCATGAGCAACTTTACAGATTTTATTAGCGGTGGTGGCTCTGCGTCATTCCCTACAATCTTTTTACACAAGTCACAGACATGGGTTCCGCCTCAAGACGGCAACATAATGATCCACGTTATTGGTGCTGGCGGTAGTGGCTCTGGAACCGCCAACAGCGGCGACATACAAAGCGGTGGGGCAGGAGGTTATTGCAGAAAGGACTCTTTAGCCGTTACTACTTCCGGCTCATTCACTGTTGTTATTGGCGCAGGTGGAGCGTCGGTAAAAGGAACAGTAACTAGTGGTAACGATGGAGGCACTACAACCGTTTCAGGTACAGGACTCGGCGCCACATTAACGGCTACTGGTGGAGCCGGAGGAGCTTTAACAAACGGAGCCTTTACTAACGGCGGCGTAGGATCAAATGGAGACTTCAATACTACAGGTGGACGCGGCGGTTATAATAAAGGGGGTGGCGCTGTTGGTTTATTAGGGACGGGTAATGACGGTACTGCTAACAACATTAACAGTGGTCTTGGCGGTGACTGTGACATAGTGGGTGATTTTTATTCCTCTAGTTTAGGTCAAATATCTGGCAGTCTTGGATCTCAGACGGTGGTAGCTCATACCACTTATGACAATGCAGTAGGAGATGCGTCGGCGGGTCCGTTAGCAGGAGCAGGGAGTGGGTATACGAATACTGTTCTGTACCCCGGTAATTGCCACGCAACAATAGGCGGCGGGGGTGGTTGGGGTTTTTCTAGTGCTTCCAATAACTACATTCTTTCAGGCCGTGGTGGTGAAGGCTGTGTTGTTATCCAGTACATACCGTAAGGAGATTTAAGTGAGATATAATATTAAAGATGCTGACGGTAACATCACAAATACCATCATTGCTGATGCTGACTTTGTTGAAGCTAACTTTGACCACTATGAGTTGTACGTTGAACCTACGCCTCCAGAGCCTACAGCAGAAGAAGCTGGTCGCGTGTGGCGTGATATGGAGTTAGCTGTTACAGACAAAGCAGCACAAACCCCAGACTGGCCTAACAGAGATAACATCTTAACGTATCGTCAGGCACTACGGGATTGGCCTAGTACGTCAGACTTCCCAGCTACTCGTCCAGAATTAGGAGCATAAAATGGCTTTAACAAAAGCACACAACCGGCTTGTATCTGGATCAACGAAGAACGTCGTTGACTACGGTGCAACTGGTGATGGTACTACGGATGACACTACTGCAATACAGGCGACTATCACCGATACCCTTGGTGAGACCATTTCTTCTCCTGCTATTGATGAGAAAAGCATTGGTAATACCTTAAACCTTGCTCGCGGTATATTTAAGACTAGCGAAACCATCAACATTAATAACACTACTCCGGGTTTGTTTAGTATTGACAACATAACCCTGCAAGGTGCGGGTAGGCAGAGTACTATTATTGACGCTAGTATCTCTACGTCAGGGCCGGGTATTGAGGTGGATAATGGCATTTATAACCACATGTCTGATATGTCGGTATTATGGGCGTACGGATCAGGCATAAAGCTAGAATCTGACGGGGGTACGTCAGGAAACCGGAATAGTTTTGAGCGCATACAATCTAGCTTAAACGGACGTGAGGGAGTTGCCGGAGGAGATGGTTTTACGTTTAATCGTTCATACTTAGGTAAAGTATCTGGGTGCAACGCTGAGTTAAATGGAACCAACGGCTTTTACCACGATAACCAAATACATACCTCCTATTTGCTGGAGCAAAACTACGGTAGAAAAAACGGTAAGCCTGATGACACAGTCCCTGACTTCTTCACCCACGCTGGGTTTAGGAGCGACTTTAATGTTTACTCGTCCTACCTAGCTAACGCTTCCGACTTAAACAGGTACGGCTATCACATTCTAGGGAACCGTGGCGTGTCGTTCATAAGTAACGGCGCTGAGTTTAACGCTCGCTCTGGTTTCCATTTTGAGACTACATCTAACTATGAGGCCAATTGGGTTTCTGGCATAAGTAATGTCGCTGTTGATAACAACAAGCAGGGCGCAGGCTGGGCTAACCATACCCACGTTAGAGCGTCTGACATTACGACAAACTTTGTAGTGCAGAAGCAACCAGTGTCTCTAGCCGCCACTGTCTCCGGAACTTATGACTTCATCTGTTCAGGTCAGGGCGCTACGTTAGTCCTAGAAGATCCTCTGATGCAAAACTCAGGGGCGAGGGCGTTTAACAGTGGGTTTATACAGACGAACTACACTGCACCCAAGCTGATTTACAACAAGACTTTTGTGTCATCCACAGCAGAAACCCTGACTGCGTTATCTAGTTCTTTAGGTACAAGCAATGACTTCTCAGGCGAGCTACTTATTACCGCTTATAACAGTGCATTTGGTACGACAGGTACTATTGGCACTGCTACCTACAAGCTGTTGATTAGTAAGTCCCTAGCTGGTGAGCAAGTAGTTGAGATAGCTAAAGTGGGATTGATAACAGGAGCGTCCTCTAGCCATCCTTCGTTTACATTTACTGTATCGTCAGGGAATCTTGTGGCTACGCCTATTAGCACTACTGCTGGTCAATTCTGGTTTACGCTAGAGAAGGTCGGCGGTAACTTCATTTTTGCATAAGGACTAAATATGGGTTTTTCACAGGAAAATTTAAGTCCCATTGGTGGTTCTGCTGACGGCAGGATTACATGGGAATACATAACTAATGACGCGCCTAGCGTGCCAGCTAATCAGTTTAATTACTTTGGTTCTGCATCTGACCTTCTGTCGGTAGGTGATCTGCTGTTCATTAAGTCATCACGACCTATTGGCATAAGTGCAATTGTAACTCAAAGCGACGATGCTCAAGTTCAGCTTGGCACCATTCAAGAAATCACAATTTAGTAGGAGATTGGCATGGGATACTTGATTGACATATTTAACGTAGTAACTGCTGCTGTAGCTATAGCATCTCTTGTAACTGCTGTAACATCAGCACCACAGGACAAGCCTTGGGCAGTTAAGGTATACAACGTCTTAAACA